TATAAACAATGGGGATTGAAAACACCCGATACATGGACAGACGCAGAGGAGGAGGTTGAAGCTAAACCAAAGGATAAGGAGGTCTGTGAAGTATGCGGTAAAACAACGGTATAACAATGGCGAAGAAGATTGAGCAAGCACACGGAGGATCACTCATAAGACTTGAGAAGGGAGAGACAAACAACCCCAACGGAAGGCCAAAGAAGATAGAGACTCTAATCAAGGAGCACTTTCTCCAGGAGCATAATCTCAAGCTCTCCAAATCACAGAGCCAAGACATCATCAAGAACATACTCGGCAAGACTCGGAAGGAGTTAGTGGAGATGGCAAGCAATGAGGAGCTGCCTTTTTGGATTGCCTTGATAGCTAAGAAAGCTCAGAGAGACTTCGAGAAGGGAAGCATTCATATCTTAGATGTTCTGTTTGACAGGGTATATGGCAAGCCGAAGGAGGAGGTTGAGCAGACCATAAATGATGGAGCACCTTCAGAGTTCAGAATCACAATTAATGATCCAAACAAAGATAATAGACCTTGAATGTACTGGAGTATTCCGTGAGATATGGAACGGGCTTAATGATAAACGAACAAGGGGAATTGTCTGTGAAGGAGGTTCGCGTTCGTCCAAGACGTGGAGTATATGTCAGGCATTGCTTGCGGTCGGGCATCAGCAAAAGACGCGTATTGTCATTGCTCGACTCAGAAGGACATGGATCAAACCAACGGTACTCGATACGTTTATCAAGGTGTGCAAATCGCTCGAACTTTGGGATGAGGAGAAGTTCAACAAAACGGAACTAATCTATTCGCTCAACGGAACTACTTATGAGTTCTACGGGCTTGATGATTCACAGAAATTACATGGAGTTGAGGCTGGATATTTCTGGATCAATGAGGCAACTGAATCCTCAAAGGATGACTTCGACCAATTAGAGCAAAGATGCAACGGAGGACAGGACAATCCGAACGGAGGCAAGTGGCTTCTCGATTACAATCCTTCCACAGATGAGCATTGGATATATGACTCTGTTCTCAGGAGAGAAGATGTGAAGTATATCCATTCTACTCAGCTTGACAATCCCTATCTTCCTCAGCATATCAGAGCTAAGATTCTCAGCTATGAACCAACTGCTCACAATCTCTCTCAAGGTACTGCTGACGATTTCAAGTGGAAAGTGTACGGGCTTGGAGTCAGGTCAAGGAGAGAAGGTGCTATCTATACTTGGTGGAGTGAATCTGATGAGTGGCCAACAGGAGGGAAGTGGAGATGCTTTGGACTTGATTGGGGATTCACGCACGATCCAACTGCTCTCATCGAAGTGATATATAATGGAGGGAAGCTATGGGTCAAGGAGTTGATATATGAAACAGGATTGACCAATACAGACATAGCATCCAAATGTGGACTTGAGAGGCATGATGAAATCATCGCAGATAGTGCAGAGCCAAAGTCAATAGAGGACATAAGGAGAGCTGGATTCCGTATCAGAGGAGTCAAGAAAGGAACTGACTCGGTAAGGTCAGGAATTGACAAGCTCAAGAGTATCGAGATAGTGGTGCACAAGGATTCGCTCAATATCATCAGAGAGCTGAAGGCTTACTCCTGGAAGAGAGATCACAGAACGAATCAAGCCATCAATGTTCCGGAGGACGACAACAATCATGCTCTCGATGCCTTGCGTTACGTGGCAATGGAGAAGCTGAATGTGAATGCTGGGAAGTATGCCATTCGATAAACTACAAAATCAAAAATAATCTACTTACATACGATGAAGATTGAACTACCCAAAGATTGGACTCAGGTCAGCTTAAAGCAGTTCCAAGCAATACAGGCAATGCTCAAGGATGAAGGAGACGTATATCAAAAGAATACAGAGCTTATCTCCATCTTGAGTGGCAAGGACATCAAGGAGATTGAGAAGATAGCTCTCAAAGGATATACTCAGATACTCAAGGTGCTGGAGTTCATTAATGAGCCAATTGAGAACAAGCTCACGAATACCTTCAAGCTGAACGGCAAGAAGTACAGGGTAATCTCTGACATCTACAAATTGAATGGAGGCCAATATATTACTCTCCAGCATCTACTCAAGGAATCTGATAAAGTGGTTGATAATCTCCATCAGATAATGGCAGTATTCGCAGTTCCTTATGAGAGGAAGTGGTGGGGATGGAAACGAGGCAAGTACAATAGCGATCAGCACGAAGAGATAGCAGAGGAGATGCTTCAGCTCCCGATATCAATCGCTCAACCATTGAGTACTTTTTTTTTCGAAAATTGGAAGAGATCCGTAGAACGTATGTTGGAATCTTCGGAGAGACAGACGAGAGAGATGGAGAAGGAACTGATCAGCGAGTTGAAACTTATACAAGCAAGTACGGATGGATCGCTACCATCAATTCCTTATCTAATAACGATGCTACAAAATGGGACTATTTCTTCAATCTTCAGCTCAGGGAGTTCCTCAATCTTATCAGTTTTCAGAAAGCTAAACAAGCGCACGACTACCAAATGATGAAGCAGCAGAATGGCGGAAGATAAGCTCATCAATACTCTCGAATCTTGGCAAGAGAAGTATCTCGCTGCTATCGGTCAGGGCATCAAGAAGTATGATATTGTAGGCTCAGGTGCTCTCGGTAAGTCTCTGAAGATAAACCAGCAGCCAAAGGTTAAGCTCTTCGGCACAACCTATAAGATGCAGATTACTGCTATGCCTTATTGGGAGCAGTTGAATGAGGGCAGAGGGAAGTCAACTCAAGGCTCGAAGCCTGGAGTGCTTCAAGGTAAAATTGAGGAATGGCTCAGGCTTCCAAATGTTAGGCAGAAACTGACTAAGGGAAAACCGTATGCTGAGGGATCTGATAAAGGCTGGACGGAAGCAAGATACAAATCAGCAGCTTTCGCGATAGCTCGGAACATCCACAATAACGGATATGAGGCTCGGCCTTTCATCACAGAAGCAAGAAAGAAGATAGACAATGATATGGTTAAGGGAGTGGCTGATGCTGCTGCTGAGGAGACTGAGTTCAGAATCTCGGAAATAATAAATTTCGTGAACAATTTCAATAAGTAATGGCAGTACTATTATATGACCAACCTGAAGCGTATCAGCTTGCATACAATGACAATGTGTATGTATTTCGAGGAGTTCCAGCTCCGTACAGATATGTTGTGCAAGTGATACCCAATGGCTCGATAGTTCCAATAGCAACCTTGCGAGTATTTAGCACTCCAGCAACTAACGGATCAACAGATAGAGCTTTCATTGATGTCTCTCGGATATTACAGAGCAAGCTCGGTCACGATATAAGCATTCCTGAAGCAAATCACTTAGGCTTCATTCCAAATACAAGCAGTCACTTTGAGTACTATCTGAGCATCGCAGAGGAGCAGCTTGATGGTAGGCTATCAAGAGCAACGAAGACAGATGTCAAGAGTGTATGGAACGGGGTGCAGAATAATATTGATTGGCTGGACTTTACTCCATCGAGCTACTTGATGAACACAGGCCCTGGAAATCACAAATTTCTAACAGATGGCCCAACAGTTACAGATATTAGAGACATCAATACAGGGCAATCTGCATCTCTTTACTTTATAGGAACAGAGGACAATGCTCCACAAGGATACTACCTGACAACCTACTCAGACTATAACGCTCAAGGAAGTCAACTCTCGAATATCTTGGTAAGCAATCCTTATGCTGCTGGCATGAGTGATGGATATACGAAGAGGTTTCTCCGCGTTCCTGTGGGCACTTCTGATATTCCTTTAACGAATCCATCTCAGTACTCAAGCGGAAGCCCTACAACGGTTCTAAACAACGTCAAGAGCTACTCAATTAGACTATGGGATAATAGCGCGAATCCAATAAGTGAGATAGTTACTTTCAACATAGATAGGAACTGCTCCAAGTACACTCCCGTTCGTCTCCATTGGATGAACAGACTTGGCGGTTTTGATGCATTCAACTTTGACCTGAAGAGTGAGGAGAGTACAGATGTCAAG